GATTTTGAAGCAACTTTTACTATCAGAAATGAAGATGCAAGTTCTTTAAACCTAACTGGTTACACTGGAGAAGCTAAAATAAAAAAACACCCTGCTGCAACAAAGTTCAATTCTTTTGTTGTGTCATTCCCTAATAGGGTAAATGGACAGATAAAGGTAGCTATGGCTAGTACAATTACTACGACCATAGAAGGCGGTAGGTATGTGTATGATCTAGTTTTAACTTCGCCAAATGCGTATAAAACTAGGCCAATACAAGGAAATGTTTTAGTAATTCCAGGCGTAACGTAATGGCAGATTATCTAGTAACGTTAAATGAACCTGGCAAGTATAATGTCGGTGTAGACTATGAGATTCCCTCAAAGTCGATCCAATATGGTAATATCATTATTGGAAAAACACCAGTACAAGACGGTACTGAAACTACATTTTCTTTAAATGACCAAGGAGCTCCATATAATGCTAACAATAATCAACAACTTATTGTTACTAAAAATGGTCTCTTCTTAGATCCTTCAAACGATTATAATATATCTGGTGATAAGATTGTATTTACAAACGCCCCTACTACGAATGATGATATAGTAATCATTGCCCTTGCTGCAGTTGCAGATTTAACAAGGACTGTAAATTATGTTATTGATAGTGGAAGTCTTCCAATGCAAGTTGGAGATAAGGGTAAACTTACGATAGATGTTACTGGAGTTATAGAGAATATAAGAGTTTTATCGGATCAAACAGGTGATATAGTCTTAGATATTAGTAAAACTTCGTTTGCAAATTATCCAAATTTCAATAGTATAACTGCTGGGCAAAGAGTCCAATTATCTAATTCAGATAAATACTTTGATGATGTCCTAAATAATTGGACAACAACTATCACAGCTGGAGATATACTCCGATTTGATGTGATTAGTGTGAATAATATTAGGAGATTACTAATCTCTCTAAAATTAAAATTATAAATACATTTAGTTCTTAGTTCAACTAGACCCCTAGAGGTAGTTTTTCAATGGCATTACTCGTTCCTAATATTGGTGAAATTGAGTCGCTACGTTATCTGATTTCTCAGAATAACTTTGTCGCAGATTTAGAAGATACATCACCGCGAAATCTTGTATTAAAACTTTTTACAAGTAACACAACTCCTGCCGAGGGGGATGTTCCGTCTGCAACAGCGTATTTTGAACCATATATTGACGGAAACGTTAATGGTTACGGTACTACTGCAAACACTGGTTATCCTGTTTGTGTAAACAACAGATCTGACCAAGATTACAACCAGCAGTACGGTATTCTGTTAAACGGATCTAGATGGGTAATTAAGAACGTTGGATCTGGAACAACTGCTACATACCCAGAACAGACTTTTACTTTCACTGGCCCTGCTGGAAACATCTACGGTTACTATGTAACTCGTGCAAATAACATGCCTGTCTCAGTACAGGGTGTTGTACACGGTGCAAGTGTTGGTATTGGAACCACAGTTACTAAAGGTAATAACACCGACCCATGTATCGGTATTGTTGGTAACTCTTACATCACCATTGACCCACAGGTTAGCATCGATGATCTAACTCTTGGTCAATTCGTTGCTGGTAACGCTGGTGTTGCTACAGGAACGAAGATAATTGGTATTGACCGAGCATATCGAACGATTTACATTGATAAACCTCTGGTCGATAACATACAGGTTGCGACTGACCCATCAGTCACATTCAGTTTCGGTAAGATTTCTATTACTAACCACGGACTTAAGGCTGGAGACATCCTTTACGTTAACGCTGGTACAGGTAATACAACTCTTGAATCTAATGTTTACACCGTATTTGACGTACCAAATGCAGATGAGTTTGTAACAACTCCATCTCTGACTGCTACATCAAATGGTACTCTTGGACTTAACACTGCGACTCTTTACAGTTCTATCATGTACGCTGAAAGATTCACAAACGGCCCATACAACATTCAGAACAACGGAGACCAAATCAAGATTACTCTAAACGTCGCACTCGACTAATAGAAACACTAAATATCAATATGTGGACTCTGCTTTATAATTAAGGCAGGGTCTTTTTATTCGGAGAACTCCTTGACCGTATATGTCTACGACAATACGAAGATAGACGTATTCACTACATTTGACGGTGGGGATATCACCGTGGGATCTAGTGAAAATATTGACTATGGCGACATAAATCAACATGTAGAACCCGAAAGAGACGAGAATTTTTTCTTTGTAAACGATAGAGGATTAATAACAGCAACGGCAGATATACTACCATTTGGCCCAATAGAAGTAGTAGATGGAAGAGATGAGTTTGGTAGAGGTAGATCACAGTGGATTCCAGAGAACGCAAATACTGTACTATTTGATGTAAATGACTCTGCACTAGAGTCAGCAGTAACACCTTGGGTTGGTACTGGTACAATTCATGAGTTTGGTAACGGACTCGAAAGAGTCGTCATACCAGATCTCGGAGCAGCAGGGCCTGTCATCTTCATCCCATCTGGGACTGCAAACGAATCTATATCAAAAGCAAACTACGATGGTTCTGGTGTCATTGCCAAGTCTGGCTTATCAGTAACCGATCTAGACCAAGTTTATCCTTACAATGGTAGCGGTACACTAACGCTAAGTGGTGAAACAACTACACCTTATGATGAGGCATATCTCCCTGTAATTAAAAACGCATTTAGAGCGAAGGGTGGAGATACTAGACTATTTGACGTTGAGAAAGTTATATACAACTACGCCAGATCTGAGTCTGACGTATTCCAGAAAGAAGATAACGGCACAATTACAGTTAGAGAAGGAGCATCCTTCGATAATCTCGATGTTACATTTGACGAGATTATCATAGATCCTCTTGGAAAAGAGAGATCATTCTCTGACGAAGATCAGGTAGAATTTGAAAGTTACGGAAATATATTAGATACACCTACATCTGCTGAAGATTATGGTGTAATAGAACAACAATTACAAGGCGGAATATTCTTTGACGAATATCAGGCAACATCTGTTAAGGGTGATGATGCCTTTGTCAGAGGATATCACGGTTCTGGTACATTCAAGAAAGAAGGCGTTGCAGACGCAGATCGTTTCTTTGCATTTGTTGGATCTGGTACACTCAACGTATCTGGAGAGAACTTCTTCAGTCAGGCTCCACAAAGTACAATCTTCGGTGTTGGTGATACGATTACTGCATCTGGTAGTGCAGACGAATCATTCATCCCTGCAATTGAAGTCAACACAGTTCTATTCGATATATCTGGAACTGGTGCAGACAACACAGTCATACTTCCTAGCACTAATAAGGCTCTTATCAGACCTTCTGGATCTGTTTCTGGTATCAAACTCGTCAAACAGGGAGACGAACAGACAGTCACTCTACATTTCAGTGGTGCTGCAACCAATATTCAAGTTGCGAAGGATTACGAGAATACAAATCTATTCGACATCTCTGGAGAGATGTTACAGGGTATTCCTGTTTACACTCCTTCTTGGGTATCACCTCTTGGAGATCAGACAACAGAAGAATACGATTGGGGTCTTATTACTGCCACTCCAACTCAACCTTCAGAAGATTGGGGGCCAATCAATACAAACGACGAGACAATACCGAAGGAAGCAGAGAACTGGGGATTCTTACTTCCAGCGTTCAACTACGTTCAGATTGGTGGAGAACATTATCCAAACCGTGTCAGCATATCCTCTGCTACAGACAGTCTTGTTTCCATACCACCTATCTCGACTGCAACCTTCCTACTTTCAGAGGATCTCAGCGTTGCGTCTGCAATTTCTTACGAGTCTTCTGGTATCACTGGCATTGCCACATACAAAGGTGCCTTCAACTTCAGCGGTGCAAACTGGTTCAGTCAGGCAGTACAACACAGAGTATTTGGTCTTGAGGGTGAACTTACAATCAGTGGTACTGGTAGTGAGTCTATCACACCATTCATACCAGAGGGATCAGGTTCGCTCTTCAAGGTTGGTGGTGCTGCGGAGTCCAGTACAAAGGCATATCTCGTTGGAGATTATCAGTTCATCTCTGGTGTTGCAAATGTCAACTTTGCTCCACATATCACTGGTATT